GGACAATTGGGGTTCTTCTTTGATTCCCTCAGAACGGTGGAATATCTGAGTGTGCAAAATTTATAAAATGTTATTTGACGAGTAATAATGTAAATGTTTGAAATTATGTTTCAACTGTTACATGAAGATATTCTTGAAGATAGATAAGTTTTATAAAAATAAAATAAAATAAAAAATAGTCACACAAAAAGAGAAACATCCAGTAAGAGAGATGAAAGTGAGTTATACTCACCTTTTCCTAAGTCCCATATGAAGTCTGAAGAGACCGAAAACACTAAGTAGTTTAATGGAAGTTTAGAACGGTATAGTTATAAAAGGAAAGTTATTAATAATTGCTGCGCCTGACCCTAACGGGCCCCTAGGTAGTGTCCTTGAGACACGGGTTTAACAGAATTATAAGTTGACTGTCCTTTCCGTTCTATTCTAAACTAATATTCAATATTAAAATTGAAGAGTCAGAACTGTCTGATATATTATGCTGAAGATATTAAATGAGGCCGCTTACTCCGTATGGCGAGTCATGAAATAGTTGATTATTTGGAGGTGGAGTAAGGGTCCCGTCAGGGACCTTAAATATATGAAAAAAATATGAAGATAAACTAAATCTGTAAAGGCCGCGTGGCGTTACAGTAGATAAAAGTTATGCTTTAATATCTAGTATGGATAAACGGTGTGAAACAGAACATGAAGCCTGAAAACTATTATTAATTAACTTTTTGAGTGTGAAGGAGTCAAGATCTCTCTTCTTGTGCGAAAGAAAAATGGCAGCTGGGAAAGACCGCACTACTAAAAGGATAACCCGTATGACAGACAAACACACAACCGTAGATTTAACGCGAAATAAGTCTACATTATGTTGTGATTGTCACAATAAACCAAAATATTTACATTTTCAACGTTGTGAACAGTGCAAAGTTATATCAGATTTAAATAAGATACAAAAGAGAGAGAGCTCTCAAAATAAATCAATTCCTAATTTATTAAATAGATTTGATCAAGTTCATCCTTTGTTACAAAAGGATTTAGAAAAGATGGATACCTACATCTTTAAAAAAGGTATTATTATAATAGCACCGTCTGGGACAGGCAAAAGTTATATGGCAAAAAAAGGCATGTGGATTGATGGTGATTTATTGGTTGACTGGCCTGAGACGGAACGTTTTTGGGAGAAGTTCGGCCAGATAGAACAGAAGTTAATTGCTTTAGGTCAACTTTCTCAGATAGCTAATTATATTCAGCAATCTTCGACATTTTCAGTTATTGCTTTCAATCCCAATTTGAATGGCTTAGATGAGTTTAGTTGTCCTAATAATATTGAAATTATTTTCTGGATTCCAACTAGAGAAAATTTGGTGCGAAACTTGTTGATAAGAAATAACACTAAAATGCCTGGTACTGAATCATTGTCTATTCTTTTGAAATATAAAGAAGTAGCTACTGAAATGGGTTGTAAGGTTTTTAACTCATTTGATGAAACAATTAATTATGTTTTAAAAGAAAGTACTTTGTTTAGTATTTATTCTGATCTCAATGGGGTCAACGGTTCAGCAACAAATACTGATGATCATGCGAGAAAGTTAGATCCATGTCATTTCTGTAAAAAGGAGGATCCTGGTCATATTGGTTCAAAATGTCCTCTTAAAAGCAGAAAAAATAAACAAGATTTATTGTCTGAGCTTTTATCTGATTATGATGTTGATAAATTACAGCAAGGTGATGATTTATTATTTAAGCTTGTTAAGAAAAAAGTTTTATCAGCCATTCTTCAAAATCAAGGAATAATGAATATTACTTCCAGACTGTTCTTGACTAGCCCTAATCCTGTTGAGTCGCATGTTATGGACACGATAGTTTTTACAAATACAAATGTTGGCCAATATTCTTCAATAGATATACGTAGAATGAAAATTAAACCGATGTTAGCATTTGCAAAAGCAGGGGCTGATAGTCCAACTTTCTTGTATTTTACTGTTTGGCTTTCACATACAGCTACATTTAGTAGACCAGCTCGTCTACAATATACCGGTTCTGATTATGGGTATGCACAAAATTCTTCTATTCCATATAGTACTGATATTTGTAGCGTTGGTTTTATGCATACTTTAATTTGCAATGAATCATTTAATTTAGCTTTGCCAGAAATAGAAATGATATTTCCGGATAATTATTGTTTAAGGAGGAGTATTATTGAAGGACAAAATATATACATACATTGTTTATATGGATCAGATGTGGCTTTGACTTCTTTGCTAGCATTGACTATGAATATGGAATTTGATGCGGCTAGATCTATTAATCCAACTTCGGTACTAGTTCCAACACCTTTGGATACAAATATAGTATCTTCTATACCTATGGATGTTTATAATACTGCAGGTAGTTTTGTTAATGTTTTAGCAGCTCAAGTTGGTAGTGGTACCAGTACTTTATATCCTTTGTTTGTGTCTGGTACATTTAGTCAATCAACTAATGACGTTTACAATGTCTCAGTTGTAGGAACTCCTTCTCCAGACACGGATGTAGTATCACCTGATCCACCCAAACGGTTAGAAGGTTCTTTTAATCCATATGGTAATGGACAGACTGACATAATGCAGCAAATGAAACAGGATTTTTATATGATGTGTGCTACTCCGACCTCTAAAGTTAGAGGAGTTATAATTACTAGAGCTGATGTGGCTAAAGCTATGCAAGAAAGTGAGAGTAATCAATCGAGTTATTCTGTTGAAGATAAAGTTGAAGAGGTGTTAGGATATACCAGGATTGATACTGATATAAAAAAAACTGATTATAGTAATCTACCTAGTACATCTCCTTATTTTAATATGTACACTATTTTATCATCTATTAAATATTATGTTGATGAAAGTTTTGAGGAATTAGCTGATGAAATTGTTTCAAAGGACAAAGAAGTAATACCTCATAACAGAAATAATCCTAATAGTCAGACAATTGGTAATAATATTAATAGAGGTAATGAGAATGCAGCACACAAACAATCGAGGTTGGAAAAGAAATTAGAGAAAGAAAAGAAGGAAAAAGAAGACAATGAATTGTTGACGGCAGCTCAGTTACTTGCCAAACATAAACATCAAGATGATAAATTTAATTCAGTTTGTTCTAGAATAACATCTAATTTCTGTGATGACAGGTCGATGTTAAAGTATTTAATGACTAGTATATTAGAAAAAAAACAAAAATATAGCCCTATTTTTTTGCAAGCTATTATTAGAAGATTATCTTTTTCGAGTGTTATAACTAAGAGTCTATATCATGGATTAAATGAATGTCAATCACATGGTGAGTTGCTTTCATTACTTTTTTCACTTACTTTAGAAAATGCTATTGAAATATTCAGTGAGAATAGTTTAGAAGCCAAAGCTATTGCTTTTTTGAGGAATATGACATATGACGAACATTCCATCTCTCAGACTTTTTGTCTGGATTCATGGCCTAAAAATCTCTGCTTGGCAACAGATGTGATAATTAATCCAAATTTAGAAATATTTATGGAGGGGAGTTTTAATCCGTATGGAAATGGACAGACAGACCCTGTTACCGCCGCAGGTTTGGCTGCAGCTGGTGTCTTAGGGACTAAGTTAGCAACGTCAGTAGTTTCAGATATTATTCCTGGAATAGCTGACAGCCTAGCTGGTACATTTCAAAACCCATATGCGTATGCTTCAGCACTTGATAAGGCTGATTTGTTTGAGCAAGTTCCGACTACGCCATCACGAACTGTTAATCCAATGGAAATCATCAACTATGGAAATAAACCGAATGCGATAGAATCGAAAACATTAGATCAGGCAATAACTGATAGAGGTCGAATTGAGGCCGGTATCTTAGCATTAATGGAAAAAGAAAATGGGAAGCAATTATCTAGAAAAGAAGCTGATAAATTTTTAAGATTAAATTCGAAGGAACCTAGTTGGCTAGATCGTACAATCACTGGAGTGGCTAGTTTGTTAGGGGAGAATAAATTTATCGGCCCTGCTTATTCTGGTGGAGTGTTAGGTTCGGCTCACTCTATCAGAGATTTGGCTGAGCGTTTAGCAGTTGAACCCTTATCAAAAGCTGATGCATTAGCTAGACAACATGATTTGATGTATGCAATAGCTCAAGATAAGAAAACGTATGCTAAAGCTGATTTGGATATGATTGAAGGATTGTCACAGTTACCTCAAACACCTCAAGTTGTGTTGTCAAAGACGGCTTTACAGACAAAGAATGCTATTGACAATGTTTTAAATTACTTCTCTAATTCTAGTGGCTTTAAAAAAGATTTGACGAAAGAAGGAATTGAACCTAATCCAGGACCTTTTGATTTAGTAAAGTTGCTTATGGCTATTAATGATGTCATTAAAAGATCAAAGATGTGGTCAACCAAGACAATGCGAGGTATTACTCCATCGGGTATGTTAGGAGTGGGAGGTGTGTTAGTAACTGCACTCCATGATGCTTATTATTTAGAAAGAGGATCTAAAAGAGAGAAAACTGACAGAGGGTTGGCTTTAACTATTGATGGTTTAATTTCTGCTTGTAACTTTTTTCCCAAGCAGATTTTCTCTGGAGCTGGTTTGACAGTTTTGTTTTTAATGCCTTTGTCTGTTCATATGCATTCAGCTTTAGGTTGTGCGGGACCGAGATTATCTGTCGGTATCATGGGTGCATCATATATTTTATCTAGACAGGAAATGAAGGCTGATGCAATTATTAAAAATCTGGGAGTTAATACAGCTTTAGCCAATGGTGTAGTTAATCATAATATTATGATGAAAGCATGGACTGATGGAGATGAAAACGACGAAATTAATCCGACTGGTGGTTCTTGTTCGCAAATGTTAGGTAATATACTTCTCTTTATTATGCATACAAATATCAATTGTAGAACTTCAACGATCCATAATCATGTAAGAGGTTTACAATATAAACCTAGACAAATAGGGGCGTTGAGGGCAAATTTATATCCTAATAGTGACGTGGCAGTAGCTAATGTTGTTTATTGGGCCATGCCAATTCAGGATTATGATTATTACACAAGTGGAGATTTTGATAATATTGGCTGCCCGGCATCTTTGTTTACTAATGCGCTTGTAGTGTTTGAAACAATTGAAATGCATAGTCCAACATTAGCAACTGCTAAAGATATTTATCATTACTCACATTTTGCTTGGGGCATGGTTTGTTATTTGGAGACAGGTAGGATGAAAGGAGCTCAAAATGCAGGATTTGTTGTAGCGGATCAAGAAGGTGAATCAGTTGTAAATTCATCTTGGGTTACACCAAGGGTAGATGGAGGAATTATCAATGTGATTGTTGTAATGTTATCGCCTAGTACACGTCCTGGAGCGCTTGGTCAAAATAATGGAGTATTTACAACTAATGTATTTGGTCAGGCTTTAGGGACAGCTGCTAATAATCCCATGGTTGTAGGTAATGCAGGTGTTAATTGTACTGCTGGTATACGTGCTTTCTATACTGCTGCAGCAATAGGTAGAATGTCAGGGCCAGCTTCCCAAGCTTTTACTTGGGTAGCTACTTATTTTTGTTCAAAATTAGATATTTCGGCGGCTTATATTTATGCAGCTCTAATGTCACAGGGGTTAACTGTTAAGTCCCAGGTTAGTTTAACTAACGAAGTTGCTGTTGCTGAAAAAACTACTCAGATTTATCGAACTACAACTGCTGCTACTGCTTATGACGATAAATTATTGAATACCGCTAATTATACTACATTTATGGGTACCTGTCAGGATATGTTTGGACAGCCATTACAAATAGGCCAAACTAGACAACATCTATATTTAATTTCAGAAATGATACACATTAGAAGATGTGCGTTATTAATGAATTTATTAACGATAGCTAATGAAGCACAAAAAGTAGACCTGAGCCATTTGGGAACTATTATTCCTATGGGTCTATATTGTCATTTACTTGAAATATCTGAAGCCGTTGCTTCTATTCATGACGGCTTTCGTTCTTCATTGTGTGAACCAGAAGATGTGTTTTCAGGTCGGTACAATGGGCCAATAACTGGAGCGGAAGTATTGATTGATTCTTCTGCAGTTTGGCATCCTGGTTTTGTGCATTATTTGCTAACAACTTGGGGCCTTCAGGGTTATTTGTCAACTAGGGCTATTCCTTCAACCAGTAGAACATATGCTTCTCCTACTTCTATGGAAAAAATGGTTTATGACAAATGTTGGGAAGGTACTGAATTTTACACTTGTGTATCTAATGATATATATAGGAAAAATTCTCCAAAATTGAAGGAAGTTATACATATAGATTTTGCTGTTGGTGGTGCAATAGTCGGACCACGTGATCTTTTGATTCAAGAAGATGTAATAAATGGTAAGGTGATAGGTAATTGGTTACAACCTAGTATTGATTACACAGCTGCACTTATTGCACCTGTTGTGTTTTTGAGTGTGTATACTTGCGAGATGGATTCTAATTTGTGTTATCCAATGTTTGTATCCATTATACCTGATTCTGCCAATTGTTGGTTGACTTCCTATTTAGGAGATATTGCGGAGTTTGATATTTTAGACCCAGCTTTAACATTTAATAAGAATAAATGGGTTGTTGATTATACTGAGCAACCTAAGTATGGTCCTCAGTATAAACAACCGTGTAAATTGTTGTTGAGTGCATCTGCTAACAATGAGTTGTGTAATGATTCAGTACCAGCTTTCGAAGCATTTAAGTCTGTTGGGAAGCCGATACAAGCATTTAATCACCAATCTATTAAAGGTGAAACCACTGAGATGGCTGAACAAATGCAAATGTTTGGTGCAAAAAAATAGAGGACAATGCGTTGGTTGTGTTGGAAAAAGCTATTTATGCTTTAGATTTTAAATTAGCTAGAGATACCTTGTATCAATTAGCAAATAAGTTTAAATATAATTTGGATAAGTTAGACGAAGTACTCTTACCAATGTTAAATAAATCCGCATTACACAGAATTACAAAGACAGTCGATATGAGGAAGAAAATTCGTTTAAAAGTGACAGATGTGCTAATTTTGAATGAAGAACTTAAGACTGGCCATGTTCCATCTTTCAGACTAAAACCAAATAAGCGTATAGAATTGATTGCTAATAATCCAGTATTGTCACTTAATTGGGCATTCTATAAAGGCCTCTTAAAGAAGTTGAAGTATGGTAAAGATATTAAGAAATATCAGTTACGGGAAAGAATGTTTGATCAGTCTTATTTAAAAGAATTGAGTACGTATATGCTTGTTCATGGTCCTAAAGTACATAAACATTTTTATATCTTTGTTGGTATTGAGCAATTATATGGATTTAACATAGCTTCACTTTTAACTGATCAGCAAGATAAAATTAAGAATTGGGTTAATAATAAGTTTCAGCCTAAAATAGAAGATGACTCGATTGAATATGAGTCAAGGTTTAGATTAAAGGTTCGGGATTTATTTATGTGGAAGGAGGGAAATCTGGAGATAGAAACCATGCTTGATGGTTTCGTGAATAATATACCACTAACGTCGACGTCTGGTTCAGCTTTTGACCCACACGGTCCCAGAGAGGAAGTTTTAATAGGTGATGAGGTATACCAACCATACAATTCAAAATTTGCGAAAAGTGCAGTACTTAGCCCAGAACAAAAGAAGAAGAGAATATTATCTTATTCAGATCAAAAGGCCAGAGTATCCGTTAAGGTGGAAGTTACTCCTAAGTCTAGGATAATTGTCTCTTCAGATTATAATACTTTCCTAAAGATGAAGTTTGTTGATACATGGGTTGCTCGTTGGATGAAAGGCAATCCACAGTCAACATTGTGGTCGACAGACCAACAAAAGTTAGAAATGTGGAGAGATTTTGGAAAAATGGGTTTATGGAATGTACCAATTGATCAATCGGCGTTTGATCATCATGTTACTAAGAGGATGATTCAGATTATCAATGAAGAGTTGATTTTGTTAATTGAAAACAAAGCTTTTGGCGTAGGTAAAGAAGATTTAATTGAAGTTATGCAAACTATAATTTTCAGCATGGATAATTGTTCTATATCTTATCCAATTCCGGACACTGATAATATAGCTGTATATTCTTATGAATCTGGTGTGCTAAGTGGTTGGTATTGGACAGCATTTTATGATACAGTTGCTAATATAGCTGAAAAAGAAATAGCATTAGAACAAATATCGATCAAAGGTTTTAAACCAAATTTGATATCTTTCAATGCTCAGGGTGATGACCAATTGACGAAGTTTAAAAATCTAACTATGTCTATGTTATATTGGTTGGAATTATCAACATCCGGTTTTGAGATACATCCAATGAAAAATTTCTTCTCTCGATCACATAATGAGTATCTGCGTAAATATTCTACAGAATTGGGTGTTAATGCTTATCCTGCGAGGTTAGTCAATAAAATAATGTGGTTATATCCTGGGAAACAAGCGAAGTATACACCTATTGAGAAGTTAAATAATATATATTCACGTTGGGCAAAGATAAAAGAAAGATTTGTTGTAAGTTGGAAACATATTAAGGAATATTTGTATGCTGATTATAGAGGAGCAAAAATATCAGTAAATGATTATGAGACTTATCTGGCGGCTCACAACTATAATGGAGGAAAGTCCTTCCCAGAATTAAAAAGTAATAATAAAATCATCGAAACGTTGCCTGGCAGCTTTCGATATCACATCGAAATCGGGGGAGCCGGTTATCAACAGTTCAAGAAAACTTTTGGCTATGGTCAAGAGAGAGAAATGGACAGATGGATGACTCAAGCTTTAGCTATACCTGATGTGATAAAACACAAAGAAATTAGAACACCTGATACCATGGGGTTTTCTGAATCAGAGGTAATAAAACCAATCCCTTTTGTAATTTATAAATCGACTAATAAACCAAAAACACCAAGAATGGTAAAAGGTTGGCATATGCAGGATGTCTTTTCTACTAATGAGAAGGTCATGCATAGGGCGTTTAATGATATTGATACATTCGTTGAACATACAAGTGCACCAAAAAGTTGGTTGTATGATTATTATACAGGGAGATTAGAAATACCACTTCCAACATCTGATTTAATAAATGCTGAGGGTTCGGCATTATTGTTTGAAGAGTACAGAAATAGCCTGTACTCAGCTATGGTAAGAAAGACAAGTAGAAAAGAGAGATGGAAAGGTTTATTGTCTTATATGCAAGATGAATTAATAAATGTATTTAGAGAAAATTTAGAAAATCCAAGAATGTTTAATTTATAATGCATTTTTAGAGTAGGTAAAAAACTCGTATTTTGAAAGGATGTAAAGTCCAATATATTTAATGTTTACAGGTTATACATTTTATGATTAACAAACAAATATGACGGTTAGAAATTATGTTTCAGCCATCGTATGAAGATAGTTTTGTGTTCATTTAAGTGTTTTACTTAAGGTAAATAGATGATGTATAGGGATGATCCTAAAGACCTAGAATTACGTGCGTAGGTCCGTTACAAGCTCAGTAGTGAGTTGTAACGTTCGGC